AAACTTGCTGTAACTGATTGGACAGGAATGTATGACGTTACTATGACTATGGAGATGGCTACTTACAGACAGGCGTTGCGTGACATAACTACTCACGCAAACTTTCCCTACTTACAAGACTCTGATTGGCCTGCGGCAGTATAATGAATAAGACACGAGACATAACTGGTATCATCAGCTAACAGCTGGTGGTACCTTAGTCCGTGTACCTAGTTTATTTTGTTATATATAATATATATTATTAAAGTTAGCTAAAGGAAAAAGAAATGGCGGCAGTGGTCAAACTTCGCCGGGGCACCTCGTCACAGCATAGCGTGTTCACTGGCGCATTGGGTGAAATCAGTGTAGATATTACCAAAGATACTCTAAGAATTCATGATGGAGTAACTCTTGGTGGCCACGAATTAGCCTTAGCTAACCTTGCAAATACTGGTATTCAAGCTACTCCATCTGAACTCAACATTATGGATGGAGCAGTTATTTCAACTACACAGTTGAATTATCTTTCAGACGTAACATCTAACATCCAAGCGCAGTTAAATTCTAAACAAACTAGCGCATCTCTCTCTACAGTCGCAACTACTGGTGCATACTCCGATATCACTGGTACTCCTACTATACCGTCTACTATTACCGAACTTGGCATTTCAGATGGTTCTAATGGTCAGGTATTAACTACAGATGGAGCAGGCGGGTTTACATTTACATCAAGTGGTGGAGGAGTTGGTCTTAGTTATACGGATTTAACAGATGTTCCTTCATTGTCTCCTGTCGCAGTTACTGGTGCATACACAGATTTGGTAGCTACCCCTACTATTCCATCTGATGTCAGTGATTTGACTGATGCTAATGGATCTCTTGGCGTAAAATATGCAGTTACTGGTGGCACGCTTGATGGTGGCGATGCAAATGGTTTACCTGAAAATGAAGTGGCGAATCTAGGTGGACTGTCTCCGGTAGCACTATCAGGCGCATACACAGATTTGGTAGCTACCCCCACTATTCCATCTGATGTGAGCGAGTTGAGTGATTCGAATAGTCTTCTGGGTTCAGGTAGTGGATTAAATGTAGTAGTTACTGGTGGCACGCTTGATGGTGGCGATGCAAATGGGTTACCTGAAAATGATGCAGATAATTTGGGTGGTCTTTCTGCTGTAGCATTGTCCGGTTCGTATAATGATTTAACAGATTTACCTACTAGTGGAAGAGCAACTAATTATTCAAATGAGTATATATTATATGGTTCGACAACGAATGGTATTGAAACAGAAATACTAGTAGAAGGCAGTTCCAGAATACCCGTAGCAGAAAACTCTACGATGTTTTATAACATAGATGTTGTGGCCAGAAGAACAGACGGCGGCGGTAGCGAGGGCGGAGGATGGCACCTTAAAGGATCAGCAGACAATTATAGTGGCATTACTAGTGACATCGGCAATTTATATGAAATATTAGTGAGTGCCGACGATGCTAATACTACAGTAGATGCAAGAATCCATGATATAAGTGACACTTTAAGATTTTATGTCACCGGTTCATCCGGCAAATCTTTTAAGTGGACTGCTAAAATTACCACTGTTGTGGTGATAGGTTAATCAGTCACAGTATTTTTTTGTTATAAATAAAATAAACACGAAGGAATAACAACGATGGCATTATCAACTAGACAAGAGTTAATAGACTACTGTTTGCGTAGGCTTGGCTTTCCTGTCATCGAAATAAATGTTGATGAAGATCAGGTCAACGACCGTATCGATGATGCTATTCAGCTTTGGCAAGAGTATCACTTTGATGGTACCGAACGCACTTATGTTCAACATAAGATCACAGGTTCTACTATCAATCTGACTACTTCTGTTGGCGGCAACTTTTTAAATAACGACAGAGTTGTTGGATCCACTTCTGGTGCCAGTTCGGTAGTAAAGTATGGAACAGGTACAACTCTAACCACTGAAGATACTGCTGGAGTATTTGTCGCAGGAGAAACCATTACTGGTTCTATATCAGGCACTACAGCAATACTAGATGCAATTCCTTATGTTGCAGGTGATATGGATAACAAGTATATTCCTATCAGCAACGGCATTACAGGTATTGTTAGACTGTTTAACTTTGGTGGAGCTGCTACTTCAAACACCAGAGACGGCAATCTATTCGATTTACAGTATCAGTTTAGACAAAACGATCTGTACAATCTGATGGGCGCTGACATGATTTATTACAGCATGGTGCAGTCTCATCTACAAACACTCGAAGAGCTTCTAATCAGCGATAGACAAATTCGTTGGAACAGAAAAACTGACAGACTATACATTGACACAGACTGGGATAAAACATTCAATCCAGGTGACTATGTGATAGCTGAAGCATACGCAATTCTTGACCCAGAACAATACACAGAAGTGTATGACGATATGTGGTTGAAGAAATACGCTACTGCACTTATCAAAAGGCAATGGGGTGAGAACATGAAGAAGTTTGGTGGAATTCAAATGCCAGGTGGCGTCACTCTTAACGGTGATAAGATATTTGAAGAAGCCATCACTGAGATTAATGCTATAGAAGATGAGATGCAATCTCGCTACGAACTTCCTCCTTCGTTCTATGTAGGATAGACTCATGTCTACAAACTTTTATTTTCAAAGTGGATTGACAGCGGGAACAACCAGTGAACAACGTCTCATAGAAGACCTTGTCATTGAAAGTTTAAAGATATACGGCCACGATATCTATTATCTTCCCAGGACTCTTGTCAATACAGATGATATCTTTGACGAGTCTTCGCTTTCTCAATTTACTCAAGCATATCCTCTAGAAATGTACTTTGATAATATTGATGGGTTTGAAGGACAAGGAGAGTTATTCACCAAGTTTGGCATAGAGATTCGAGACCAAGCAACATTTGTATTGTCTAAAAGAAGATGGGAACAAATGACAGCTACCACCGGCGGAGTCTTTCAATTGAATGCAAGGCCTGCAGAAGGAGATTTACTATTTTTTCCTTTAACTGGATCATTGTTTGAAATAAAAATAGTAGAATTTCAGAATCCTTTTTATCAGTTAAGTAAGATTAACGTATTTAAAATGCAGTGTGAACTTTTCGAATATTCATCGGAAACATTTATTACTGGAATTGAAGAAATTGACAACATATACGCCGAACAAAGTATTGATATGTTTTTATATCAGTTCTTACTGGAAGATAACACTTTATTCTTACAGGAAGATGGGTCTTCAGTAATTCTTGAAGACTATGCATTAACTAAATCAACAGCAACCACAGACAATACAAATTTTATACTTGAAAATGAAGCGTCTGATATTTTAGATTTTTCTGAAGTCAATCCTTTTGGTGAATTGTAATGTTTAAAAATACTCAATTTTATCACGAACATGTCAAAAAAGCTATTGTAGCTTTTGGTATGATATTCAACAATCTTCGAGTATCAAGAAAAACCTCTGCAAATGAAATAGCTCAGGTAATGCGTGTACCTCTTGCATATTCAACTAAGCAAAAGTTCTTGTCTCGTATTGCATTGATACCTGATGCAGAGTCTCGTGGCGAAGTTGCTATTGTTTTGCCTCGTATGGGATTTGAGATACAACAACTGACATATGACTCGACTAGAAAAATTTCACCAATACAAAGAAATAAGGCTGTTGGCGCAGGCGATGACGCCAATACAGTAAGAAGTACATTTGTTTCTACTCCTTATAATATGACGCTCTCGCTTTATATATTTGCCAAGAATCAAGAAGACGGACTACAAATAGTTGAGCAGATTTTGCCTTACTTTAATCCAGATTTTAATATCACAGTCAATGAACTTCCTGCAATGGGTATCAAGCGTGATATTAAAATTACCCTTGACAGTATAGATTATGATGATGATTACGAAGGCGAGTTTGCCGAGAGACAAAGTATTATATGGACTCTTAATTTTACTATGCGCTTAAATTTCTATGGGGACATAAATAACGTAGGAATTATTAAGGAATCTATTGCCAAACTTTACGAAAAAGATGACTTTTTAAACGTAAGAGTGAAAAGCACATCGACGGTTGGTAATGATGGGGTAATTGATACAACATTAACGCCTGCGGATGAATTTGAATATATAACTACTATATTAGAAAGTTTTGGTGATACAATTGAATAATCCTTTTGATAGTTTAGATAATACATTTAACACAAAAGATAAAACAAAAGCACTTGAAAGTAATCTAAAACAAACACGAGAAGAGAATAATCTTCCTGTGCCACTTGCCGATGCAGAAAAAGATTTAGAAGATGACTTTCAAGAGGCGAGAGATATTTTGAAGCGCACTGCTGAGTACAGCGAAGAAGCTATCAAAGGCATGCTTCATATAGCTAGAAACAGTGACCAACCTAGAGCATATGAAGTTGCAGGTCAACTTATCAAAACTCTACAAGATAATGCGAAAGATATGCTTGATGTACAAGAGAAAGCAAAAAAAGTGAAGGGGGAAGATGATAAACCTAAACAGGCAAATGTTACTAACAATAATATGTTTGTGGGAAGCACAAAGGACTTACTAAGAGCCCTGAATGCTGAACAGGTTATCGAGCACGATTAAACCATGTCAGAAGAAACTTCCTATCATGGGAATCCTAATCTAAAATCGATTGGGTATAAACATGACTTCACCGAAGAACAAATCAGAGATTATCTTAAATGTAAAGATGATCCAATTTACTTCATCGAAAACTTTTGTAAGATTATTACACTAGACAGAGGACTTCAGCCATTCAAATTATATGAATGTCAAAAGAAAAAAGTTGACATCATTGTGAACGAACGCAAAGTTATTCTTATGGAAGGCAGACAGCAAGGAAAGACTGTTACTGCCGCAGCATGTATTCTTCACTACACAATATTCAACGCAGACAAAACAGTTGCTATCATGGCGAACAAAACTGCATCTGCAAGAGAAGTACTTGCTCGTTATCAAACGATGTATGAGAATCTTCCTATATGGATGCAGCAAGGAGTAAAGACTTGGAACAAAGGTGACGTTGAGTTAGAGAATAACTGTAGAGTATTCACAGCAGCAACAACAACATCTGGTATTCGTGGTAAGTCTGTAAACTGGCTGTACATTGACGAAGCGGCAATCATTCCAAATAATGTTGCTGATGAATTCTTTGCTTCTGTATACCCTACAATTTCTGCGGGTGAAACTACAAAGATTCTACTCACATCTACACCTCTAGGATACAATCATTTCTGGAAGTTCTGGAATGAAGCAGAAAAAGGTACAAATGGATTCGTCAGTCACTTTATTCCTTATACTGAGATCCCAGGCAGAGATGAAGCATGGGCAGAGCAGCAACTCAAACTTCTCGGCGAACTGAAGTTTACACAGGAAGTATTGTGTGACTTCTTGGGATCATCAAACACACTTATCAATGCTAGAACTATTGCAACACTAAGTTCTAAGGATGTTCTTTATGACAATCCTGAAGGCAACGCTGTTGATATATATGAAGATCCACAAGAAGAACATTATTATTGTATTACAGTAGACACAGCTAGAGGTATTGGCGGTGACTATTCAGCATTTGTTGTTTTCGATATTACAGAAATGCCGTACAGAGTTGTGGCAAAGTATCGAAACAATAAAATTGCACCTATGCTATATCCTAATGTTATAGCTAAAGTAGGTGAAGATTATAATAAAGCCTTTGTACTCGTTGAAACAAACGACATTGGCGGGCAAGTAGTAGAGATATTACACGAAGAAATAGAATACGACAATATCTTTAGTACGGTGACAGAAAAAGCAAGACAGTATGTATCGCCTGGATTTGGTAAGTCTACAAGACTCGGCGTGAATACATCTAAACAAGTAAAGAGACAAGGTTGTTTCAACTTCAAGTCTCTTATGGAAGAACACAAACTTTTAGTATTTGATGCAGACATTATCAGTGAGATATCTACATTTGTTGAGAAAGGCAATACTTATCAAGCAGACGAAGGCTACAATGATGACTGTGTTATGTGTATGGTATTGTTTGGCTGGCTATCTACTATGCCTTTCTTCAAAGAGTTAGTAGATGTCAATACTAGAGAAGGTTTGTACAAGCAAGAAATGCAAAGTATTACACAGAATCTCACTCCATTTGTAATGAGAAAGAGCGATGATGCGCCGGCAGCATGGGTAGCAGGCGGAGATTACTGGCTAACAGACGATGAGTACGACAAACGGCTCAAAGAGTCTAAGTTCAAATATTAAAAGTTATAAATAATCAGACGAAACAAACAATAAAAATGTTGTCTGATTTTTTTTAACGAGGAGAAATAATATGGCTTTTCAGCTATCACCTGGAGTCCAGGTAACAGAAAGAGACCTCACATCAGTAGTCCCAGCAGTTGGTGCCTCAATAGGCGGCACTGCCGGAGACTTTATTTGGGGTCCAGCAAATGAAGTAGTGACTATTAGCTCAGAGAATGAGTTAGTATCTAGATTTGGTCTTCCACCAATCACTGGTACTACTTACAGAGAATGGTTTACTGCTGCTTCATTTCTAGCTTACACTAGCACACTTAAAATAGTTCGTGCTATTGATAAAAGTGCAGCACTAAATGCAGGATCAACTCTGGCGTACTAATCGAAAACGAAGATAAGTACAATAGCACAGCATCTTTTGCTAACGGTATGTGGGCAGCAAAATATCCTGGCTCAATTGGTAATTCATTACAAGTATCTTTTGCAGATTCTGCGGATTTTGCTACTTGGGCGTACAAGGATCAGTTTGATTACGCTCCAAGCGCTTCAACATATGTAACTGCTGCCGGTGGCTCTAACGATGAAATGCATATTATCGTAATTGATGCGGGTGGTTACTTCATAGGAACTGCTGGTACTATTCTTGAGAAATTTGCAGGCGTCTCAAAAGCATCTGATGCTACAGATTCAGTTGGTCGTTCAAACTACTACAAAACTGTAATCAATCAAAGATCGCAGTATGTTTGGTGGACAGGTCATCCTGCAGATATAGCAAATAACTGGGGCACATTGTCTAACAGTGTTGCATATACTAGTGACGCAACTGCTGGCGAATCAACTGTTACATTAACACTAGGTGCTAACGGCACTACTGATGACGCTGATCTTCAAACAGCTTTTGCATTGTTTGCAAATGACGAGCTTGTAGATGTCAACTTAATCTTTGTCGGCGCAGCTTCTGCTACTGTTGGTGATTACGTCATCGATAATGTTGCAGAAATTCGTAAAGACTGTATGGTATTTGTTTCACCAGCAGCAACATCTGTTCTTGATAACGTAGGTTCTGAAGCAACTGCGATTGTTGCTGAAGTCGGCTCTTATACTAGAAGTTCTTTTGCAGTATTTGATTCTGGTTGGAAGTACATGTACAATCGTTACTACGATCAGTATGTATGGGTTCCTTGTAATGGCGACATTGCAGGCCTGTGTGCTTCTACAGATGACATAGCAGATCCTTGGTTCTCACCTGCAGGATACAATCGTGGTGCAATCAAGAATGCAGTCAAACTAGCTTACTCTCCAAACAAGACTGACCGTAATGCGCTTTACAAATCAGGCGTGAACCCTGTTGTTGGCTTCCCTGGTTCAGGTATTGTATTGTTCGGCGACAAAACTTTGCTTGAAAAGCCAAGTGCATTTGATCGAATCAATGTTCGTAGACTGTTTATTACACTTGAAAAATCAATCGCTACAGCAGCTAAGTTCCAGTTGTTTGAATTCAACGATGCGTTTACTAGGGCACAATTCAAGAACTTGGTTGAACCATTCTTGCGTGATGTTCAAGGTCGCAGAGGTATTTACGACTTCCGTGTTGTGTGTGACGAAACAAATAACACTTCACAGGTAGTTGATTCGAATCAATTTGTAGCTGATATTTTCATTCAGCCAGCGAAGTCAATCAACTTCATTCAACTCAACTTCGTTGCTACCAGAACTGGTATTGCTTTTGAAGAAGTTGGCGCTTAGGCTTATAAATAAAAAAAAAGTAAACAGGAGATTTAAATGAATATTTCAGAGTTTAAGGCTCGACTAGGCGCAGGAGGTGCAAGACCCAATCAATTTAGGGTCTTGCTAGGCTTCCCAAGTTATGTAACTGGTGTCGATGTTTCAAATAGCCTTTTGGTTACAGGAGCTGCGGTTCCTGCTTCTACTGTTAACCCAGCGATTCTTCAGTACAGAGGTCGTGAAGTAAAGTTAGCAGGCGAGAGAATCTTTGATCCGTGGACAATCACTATTGTCAATGATTCTGGTCAATCACTCCGTCGTCCTTTTGAACAATGGATGGAAGGTATGAACGGAACTGCTGGTAATGATGGTATTATACAACCATCTGATTATCAGGCAGATATTACTGTACAACACCTAGACAGAAACGATGAGGTTTTACGTGGAGGTACTTATGTGCTTCGAGACGCATTCCCAATTCAGATGTCTGAGATTGCATTACAGTACGCACAAAACGATATAATTGAAGAATTTACAGTGACTTTCCAATACGCACATTACGACAATATTTAAGTCGTAGCGTGAAAAGGATTTGATTTAGAATGAATATATTTGGGTTTAACATCTCAAGGGAGCAGCCGCCTAAGACCGAAAAGTCTTTCGTGGCTCCTTCTGATGAGGGCGGTGTAGAGAGTATACGTGCTGGTGGTTATTACGGCACGTATCTCGATATCGAAGGTATTGCAAATAACGAAGCAGAGTTAATCAAGCGATATAGAGATATATCTTTGATGGCTGATGTTGATACTGCAATACAAGATATCATTGACGATGCGATTGCTAATTTAGATGACGAAGACCCTGTGACATTAGACACAGATAAGTTGAAAGTTTCTGAAGCGGTGAAACGACAAATTCAAGATGAGTTTGAAAACATAGTTGAGATGCTTGATTTCAAGAACAGGTCTCACGATTATTTTAGACGTTGGTATATTGACGGACGTCTGTATTTCCATAAAGTAATTGATACTGCTAATCCCAGAAAAGGCATTAGAGATATCCGTTACATTGACCCACGTAAGATTACTAAGGTCAAAGAAGTAAAGAAAGAAAAGAACGAGCAAGGCATACAGTTTGTCAAAAGCGTTGAAGAGTTTTATATTTTCAATGAGAAAGGCATGTCACAAAGAGCAGCACAATACAAAGCTCCTATGAATGATAATGCTCTAAAGATTACTAAAGATGCTATCACATATGTACCCTCTGGGCTAGTAGATCAAGATAAGAATATTGCTTTATCTTATCTACATAAAGCTATTCGTCCTGCCAATCAACTTAGAATGATGGAGAATGCCGTAGTCATTTATAGGATTACGAGAGCTCCTGAAAGAAGAATATTCTATGTTGACGTAGGTAACTTGCCTACTAATAAAGCAGAACAGTATCTCAAAGATATCATGGATCGTTACCGTAACAAACTAGTATACGATGCTAGTACAGGTGAAGTCCGTGATGATAAGAAGTTTATGTCTATGTTGGAAGACTTTTGGTTACCACGTAGAGAAGGCAGTAGCGGTACTTCAATCGATACATTGCCTGCAGGACAAAACTTAGGACAGATTGAAGATGTAGTTTACTTTCAAAAGAAACTCTATCAGTCATTAAATGTTCCTGTTTCTAGATTAGAACAGCAAGCAGGCCTAAACTTTGGTCGTTCTGCTGAAATCAATAGAGACGAGTTAAAGTTCACAAAGTTTGTGTCTAGACTTAGAACAAAGTTTGGAGTTATGTTTGATGACTTGTTGAAGACCCAACTTCTTCTCAAAAATATTATCACAGAAGAAGACTGGAATGATATTAAAGATGATTTGTTTTATAAGTTTGCACAAGATGCTTACTATACAGAATCAAAGAATCAAGAAATATTAAGAAGCAGAGTTGAAGTATTGAACGGTATGGCTAGTTACATTGGTACTCTGTTCAGTAAATCATATGTTCAGCGCAATGTGTTAATGCTCACTGACGAAGAGATTTCTCAAATAGAAAGTGATTTGGCATTAGAGCAACCTTTTATAACACAAGATCAACAGCATCAAATGAATATGGCACAACAAGATCAAGAGGCGCAAGATGCGGCTCCAGTTGACACAGGAGAATAATTATGGATCAGCAAGCAGCAATAAGAGATATGTTAGACAGCATGGCACAGGGCAAGAGTGCAGAAGTTCAGACTAAGTTCAACGATCTTATGATGAATCGTGCAAGCGATGCAGTCAATGACTACAAACAAGAATTGGCACAGTCAGTTTTTAAGAATCCAGATATGCAAGCGATGGTTTTAGCAGACGGCGAAGAGCATGTACTAGAAGTAGATCCTGCCGCAGAACCTGAAACTATTGGAGACGAGAATGAAGACGTTTAAAAACTTCAGAGAAGGCGTAGAAGCAGACGAAAAAGAAGCATATAGCGAAGAGACATGTAGCGAGTGTGGATGTGACCCTAAGAACCCTAAAGAAGATTGCGATTGTGATCACAAGTCTGTCGAAGAAAGCTCGTGCGGAAAAAAGAAAATGAAAGAAGAAGTCGAAGAGATTGAAGAGATTTCTAAGAAGACTTTAGGTTCTTACATTAAGAAAGCAACTACTAGCTACGGTAGTCGGGTACGAATGGGCAAAGAGTTTGAAAGAGATGCTAAAGAAACTCGTTCTGCTACTGATAAAAAGACAAACTCTAGCTTGGCAGACACATTTGATAAAGGTGCTGTAAAAAGAAAAGCTGGCATCATGAAAGCCACAGATAAGTTAGTAAACAAAAAGAACTAATCGGAGATAAGAAATGGCAGCAGTCACTACTGTTCTAAAATTAACACAGGTCCAAGGGGTCGTAAAAGTTCACGGCGAAAACAATGACTCTGCCACTATTGCCCTGGCTACAACGCTAAAGAAAGATTCTGAAACTCAGTCTTCACCTGTAGCAAATATTAAAAGAATTTTTTGGTCAACAGACAAGAACGCAGACATAACTATCACACGAGACAGTGTAGTGATATGGGACTTGTTCGGAAGTGGAGAATTAGATTTTCATGGATTTTCTGACACAGAACAAAATGATGCTGACATCGTAATTAACTTTAATAATGGACACGGAACTATCATTGTTGAGGTGGCTAAAGTTAGCGGTTACGGTTCACAACAGCATCAAGGCGCTGACGGAGACTTAGGATAATGAAACTAATAAAAGAAGTCACAGAAGAGATTAAATATATCTCTGAACTTAACGAAGAGACTGGTAAGAAGTCACACTTTATCGAAGGTGTTTTCTTACAGTCAAACCTCAAGAACCGTAATGGTAGAATGTATCCTAAAGAAGTGATGCAGAAAGAGGTTGCTCGTTATACAAAAGAATCTATCGATAAGAAGAGAGCATACGGTGAATTAGGACATCCAGACGGTCCTACAGTTAATCTTGACCGTGTTTCTCATATGATTGTTGGTCTCAAAGAAGATGGCGATAACTACATCGGTAGAGCAAAGATTCTTGATACACCTATGGGTCGTATTGTTAAAGAACTTATTGACGAGGGTGCGAGCTTAGGCGTTAGCTCTCGTGGATTGGGTTCACTAAAAGAAAGAAATGGTATTAATGAAGTGCAAGAAGACTTCATGTTAGCTACTGCTGCTGACATTGTTGCCGATCCTTCAGCTCCTGATGCTTATGTTCAAGGTATCATGGAGAATAAAGAGTGGACATTTGTGAACGGTATTTGGCAAGAGAAAGAACTAGAAGAATCAAAGGCTATGATTAGAGCTGCAAGCACTAAAGAACTTGAAGCTGTTAAGCTAGAAGTCTTTGAAAGCTTCTTAACCAAGTTATCGAAAATTTAATTTTTATAAATATATATCAGAACATAGTAATACAACCGAAATAGGAGAATAAACATGGGTGTAGAATCCAAAATCCGAGAGCTTATGGAGGGCGCTGCAAATCGTCCTAAAGATAAGCAACAAGGTGATGCTTCTAATCCTACTCAAGGAGATTCAAACGCTAATCCTGAAATGCAAGACCTTAGTGGTACTGGCAATGCAGAAGGCGGCTTGACTTCACCTGTGGGCAAGGCAGCAGCAGGAAAAGAAAGCAAAGATAACACTTTGCCAAAGGGTGCTGGTGCTAAAGAGGCTCCTTCTAACTTCACTAATGACAAGCCAAGCGAAACTGACGTAATGAAGAAGGCATCTGCTGGAAATGTTGCGAAAGAAGAAGTTGAAGCTGATGCAGAAGAAGAAGTTATTGTTGAAGATGAAGTTGTAACTGATGAAGTTATTGCTGAAGAAGAAGCGGTAGACGAAGAAGCAGAAGAAATTGCTGAAGAAGATGAAGTTTCTGTAGAAGAAGCTGCTCTTTTTGAAGCTGATCTCAAGGCTCTCTTTGCAGACGAAGATCATCTCACAGAAGAATTCAAAGTAAAAGCAGCCGAAGTATTCGAAGCTGTTGTTACTTCACGAGTTAGTGCTGAAATTGCACAGATTGAAGAAGAGCTAACTGAAGCTGCAAACGTAGAGTTTGAATCACAGTTAGAGCAAATGGTAGAAAATGTTGATAAGTACCTCAGCTACGTTACTGAAAACTGGATGTCAGAAAATCAAATCGCTATTGAAAGCGGCATTCGTACTGAAGTAACTGAGTCATTTATCAAAGGACTACAGCAAGTATTCTCAGAGCATTACATTGAAGTACCTGAAGAAAAGTACGATGTAATGGCTGAAATGCAAGCTCAAATTGACAGCCTCGCTTCTAGACTAGACGAAGAAGTTGAGAACAATATGGCTCTCAAAGAAGAGTCAGTTAGTTTGAAGAAGCAACAAGTATTTGCTAAGATCTCAGAAGGCCTAGCGTCTACTGAAGCAGAAAAATTTGCAACATTAGTCGAAGACATTACTTATACAGGTATGGATTCATATGAGCAAAAACTTCAAGTCGTTAAAGAAAACTATTTCCCGAAAGAGAATGTAGTTACTGAAGCTAAACTTGAGGACACATTTGAAGCAGCCGACGAAGTAACTACTGGAGTTATGTCTAAGTATGCTCAAGCAATTTCAAAATCAACTAAGTTCTAATATTAATTTTTTTATAAATAGTACTGTTATTATAAAAACAAAACTGAAACAACAAGGAGACTTAAATGTATCTTTCAGAGCAAATTGAGAGCAAGTGGGCACCAGTCCTCGAGCATGCTGACCTGCAGCCAATCGCAGATCCGTATAAGAAGGCGGTAACTGCTGTAGTTCTCGAAAACCAAGAAAAAGCCCTTCGTGAAGAGAAGGGTATCATGGAAGCAACTCACGCTAACGCAACTGGCGCTTCTGTCGATAACTACGACCCAATCCTCATCAGCCTTGTCCGTCGTGCGCTGCCTAACTTGATGGCATATGACGTTGCTGGTGTACAGCCAATGACTGGTCCTACTGGTTTGATCTTCGCTATGAAGTCACACTACACTAGCCAGACTGGTGCAGAAGCATTGTTCAACGAAGCAGACACTGATTTCTCTGGTGCAGGCGCTCACGCTGGTTCAAACCCAGTTGACGGTTCTTATACTACTGGTACTCCAGTTTCTACTGCAACTGCTGAAGGTTTCGGCGATACAACTACTTTGAACGAGATGGCTTTCTCAATCGAGAAGACTACTGTTACAGCTAAGTCTCGTGCATTGAAAGCTGAGTACACTGTAGAACTCGCACAAGACCTCAAAGCAATTCATGGTCTTGACGCTGAGTCAGAGCTTTCTAACATTCTTTCACAAGAAATTCTTGCTGAAATTAACCGTGAAGTTATTCGTACAATCTACAAAGTCGCTAAGCCTGGTGCAGCATCTACTGCAACTCCTGGTACTTTCGATCTTGACGTTGACTCAAACGGTCGTTGGTCAGTTGAGCGTTTCAAAGGCTTGTTGTTCAACATCGAGCGTGACGCTAACGTAATTGCACAAGACACTCGTAGAGGCAAAGGTAACTTCATCATCTGTTCATCAGACGTTGCAAGTGCCCTCGCAATGGCAGGCGTTCTCGATTACACTCCTGCACTTTCTACTAACCTCAATGTTGACGATACTGGCAATACTTTCGCTGGTGTTCTTAACGGTCGTTACAAAGTGTATATCGATCCATACAGCGCCAACACTGGTGCTGCTTCACAGTTCTACGTAGCAGGCTACAAAGGCACTAGCGCATATGACGCCGGTCTCTTCTACTGCCCATACGTTCCATTACAAATGGTTCGTGCGATTGACCCTAACACCTTCCAGCCTAAGATCGGCTTCAAGACTCGTTACGGCATGATTGCTAACCCATACGTAACACAGGCTGATGGTTCTACTGACGGTGATACATTCACTGCTTCACGTAACCAGTACTACA